CTTTAAAATCTAATGCTCTTGTAAACTTTCGTTTAATCTCATAACTTACTCTTGTTCCTTTATCTGGTCCACCATATTCTCTTACTCGTAATATAGAACTTGGTATTCCGTAACAACTTAATAATCCTTTGACTGCTCTTTCTGTTCCTTTTGATTTGATAAAGAAAGGTAAGTTAGCAAGAATTCGTTTCCATATTTCTTCTGTTAATTGTTCTGATGCTGTTTCGTATTTTGTGGTTCCGTCTGGATTTTTACCCAACAAGTATTCTGGTAGATTTACTAAATCATTACCACTATATAATTTTAATCCAAGAGTTTGAGCAAATGCTTTTGCTACATCTTTTGATATACCTTCTGATAATTTTTCTACTCGTTTGTTAACATCAGTAAGTCCTTTTACATAACCCCATATCTCATCAAATTGTTGTCCAACCATATCCATAAATTCTAAAAATACATTATTTTTTGTATCGGAATAAACGTGTTCTGGTAAAGAGTTTCTTAAATTATTTACATTACCTTGGTCATAACGAGAAGCACTTGCTATCATATTGTTGTACCAAGTGTTCGCTTGTGAACTACCAACTGCAGCTAATGTATATGGTGTTGATGAATTAGTTTTAGGCCAACTCGTATCGTGAAATTGTCCGTTAGATGAACTCACATAAGATGAACTTTCAAAATACATATAATGTTCAAATGGGTCAAAAGAATTAATAACTCGTTGTCTTCTTTTTTCTATATCTGAAACTCTGTCTGCTGAACTACTGATTGTTAATAATGATGAACTCGTTTCGTTATGATTTTCAATTACATCTAATTTCTTTTTAAAATTACGAAGCCTTGATTCAGCATTTGAAAAATGTATATAGTTTCCAAAACCAGTATCGTCATCAAACTCAGAAATATCTACTGATGTTTTCTGATAATCTACATTTGGTTGAATGTTTAGTAAACTACCTGATATAAGTTTTTCTTCTAAGTCAAAATTTAATGTACTATCACTACCCAATAAATCATTGTGGGTTTGGAAATTAGTTCCCTCAAAATTAATTGGGTTGTCGTTAGAATTTAGATTTGGTATTCTTAAAAATATTCCGTCGTCTGGTCTATCTACAAATGGAACTAACTTTACGGTGTCATTATAGTCTGGTAATCTTTTTTCTACAAAATAAACTCTATCTAATTTTTGTAAGTTGTCTGCTAATGGTTGTTTTAGTTTTACTTTTCTTGATGTGATGTCGGCACCTAATTTATCATTTACCAGTAGATAAAATTGATTACCATTTACCATATAAGTTTTAAATCTGTTAACATTACTTTTGTCGTAATTTACTCTCCAATAAGTAAACTTTTCTGCACTTTGGTCAGCACCTTTATGTTTGACTTTATTTACTCCGTCATTATAAGTTAAGTTTACTCTTACACGATTAGCATCCAATACCTCAGTAATTGTTGCTACATAATCTCTATCTTTAATTTCTCTTCGGACTACTCGTCTCGGAACAATTCTTTCCTTTACTATCTTACGAGTTTTTCTTTTTTTTCTGATTGGGTCTACGGCATCTTTTGTATTTCTTTTAATACCTAATTTAATTTGTTCACTATGTAGTCCACCATACAAACCATAACCTTCACCACCTTGAATTAAACCACCAAGTGGTAATCCATTTCCTGGTGATAGTGGTCCACCTTCTTCACTTAAATCTGCTTTTCCTGTTACATCAAAATCAATGTATGCATTTCTATTGGCACCAGTTCTCTGAGCAGGTAATTTTCTACCTGTTGACTCTAAGTATCTTTGTAGTTGTTTTGCTCTTTCGGACCTTGCCATACTTATCTCTCACCTCTTCTATCATACTTTTTATCAAACCTACCGTCTTGGACAGTTTGGTCATCATAAATTATTTCTTCTTCTGGTTCCGGTTCTGGGGTTGGGTCTTGAACTTCTTCTGGTTCAAAGAAATCTACCTCTACGATTTCTCTTACTATTTCATCTTCATTAGTAATGATTTCATTTTCCATTTGATATAAACTTGGAATAACTATTTGTCCACCTACCATATTTTGAGTAAACCCTCTATCTAAATCATTAATATCAAACTCTAAAATTGTTGGGTCGGTTTGGTCAAATTTAATTGGACCAGCACCATTTAGTCTTAATGGTTTATACTCAAGCATTTCTGACATAGATTGGAAGTCTTCTTTGTATTCTTGGTTTTTGATTAGTTCATCAACCTCAACGATTGCTTCTGTTCTATCTGGTGATATATCATCAATCACATAAGTTAAATCTCTTTTGAACAATTCCAGTTCTACTGCTGTATCTTGGTCGTCTGAATTGTTCGTGGCAAAATATCTTTCTTCACCATTAATAGTTCTTGTTTTAACTTTACCCTCGTAAACATTTCCTTGTCCGTCAACAAAAACTTTTTGTTCTACACCAGCAAGTCTTCTAAGAAATTTATAACTTACATTAAAATTACCTTCTACATACCCAGCGTCTCTCAAATGTTTTCCTACATTTAAGTCAATAAAGTTTTCACCAGAATCTAAACCAACTTCTTCTGCTTCTAAAATTATTGTTTCTAATAAAATGTCGTTTTCACTATACACAAATAATGCAACAAAGTCATCGTCGTCATCACGACCGAAACTACTATACACCTTTTCTGGTGCAAAGTATAATTGTCTTTCTTTATCGGTAAACCCGTATTCTCTTGCCATTACTTGAACTCTTCCTCACCCTCTAAACCACTAACATTATACATATCAAATTCGGCTCTCGGTGCATTTTCGTTTGCTATTGCCCACGATTCTCTTAACTTTCTATTAGGTAAAACATATTGTTCATATAGTGCTTTATAATCTGAATTTTTTAAATAGTTGGATAATCTCATTAATCCCAATATAGAACCTACCATATCTCCTAATTGATTTTTAGGTTTTGCTTTTGGTATTGGTAGTCCTGGTATAGCAAGTTGTGATAATCTTGAAAAATTAAATTTTAATGTTGCTCTTGGTTTTAATTCTCTTTTAAAAATAAATGCTATTTTAGAATGTAGTAAATCTGTATTTATACTTTTCGTATCATAGTTTACCAACAATACTCTATTGACGAAACGAGCAAACATTCTTTTTAGTGGTAAGTCAATCTTTTCTTTCCTTACCTCTATTTTTATTTCCTCTCTTATTTCTTCCTTTTCTAAATCTTCATCATCAATATCAAGTTCTACTGGTGGTCTGAAATGTGAAAACTCTTTATCTATTTTACTGAGATTTCTATTGTTAAAAAATTCTTGTCGGTTTTCTATTCTGACTTGTTGAAAGTCTTCTTCTATTGACTTTCCTTTTTGAGTAGGGGATTCAACTAACATTAGTTGTCCGTCTTGATTTCTTAATTCAGTATTGGCATCAATAGAACCTGAAACTTGTTGCTTTCCTTTTAGGTCAGCAATAATTTCCTGTTGTTCTATTATGTCAGCGTCTAATATTTTTTGATAATAGTCTGACTTGTTTCTTGCGTCACTTGGTAAATAAGGCATTTTATCTCACTACTCTAAATTCGTAATTGTCGTCATAGTAATTTATTTCTTCATCACTACCACTACCACTAACTACCTTAACACAAAAACGATAGTTTCGTTCTGCTTGTAGTCCGTTCATCCATAATCTAAAATAATTACCTGTGGAATCACAACTAATTTTAGAACCTGTTCCATATGGAATAACTACTTCTTCGGTATCGGCATCTTTAACTTGATAAAAAGCAGACGCACTTGGTAAATATTTTACCGTAAGTTCTGCTGCTGATGATGAGAAAGCAGTAGTAGGATATAACTCCCTACCAACTACTTGAAATTTTACTTTTGAACCCTCTTTATATTCTGTTCTTAAATTTTTAAAATAAACTTTTAATCTACTTAAATCGTCTCCACTCAAAGCAGATAAACTACCTGTTGAAAAACTTGAGTCGTCCCAAACTGCTTCCAGTTTAGGTGGGTAGATTGTATGTGTTTCTCTACCAAAGTATTTTAAATTTCCTAATCTATCTGAACTACTTTCGTCTTTCGTTGTATCACTACCGGAAGTATATCCAAAGGTGTAATCTGTTGGTGAGATTGATTCTCTTTTTAAAATAAATCCTCTATTAGGATATGCAGATGATGAGTAGATGTGGTTCTTTACCATATCCGACACATCAATTCTTAAATCTTTTTTGTCAAATGTTAATTGATAAGATGAACTAACTTCATATTGTCCGTCAATACTTGATGTAAACCAACTACCCCCGTCAGTCAATACTGAACCTGTAACCCAAGGTGTTGTGTTTTCTTCATCACGATATCTCCAACTTGCTCCGTCATCCGTTACTGGGTCGTGGTCAAGTTTTCCTGTTCCTTGTTTCCAAGCACTACCACTAACCATATAAGCATAAACATATTGTTCTGCTTCAACTTCTTCTGAAGTTGCGTCGTATAGATTTAAATAAAAGTTTGCGGTGGAAGGAATTATTCCGTCTACGATAGATTGAGATATATCAGTATAGTCAAAATCAATTAATATTCTGGATACATTACCGACGGTTCCATTAGAGTTAACATCTTTTACGATTTCTAATATTTCATCTAATCCTGTATTAACTGATGATGTTGTTCCACCTGAATAAAGTGTTGTATCTCTTTTACCAAACTCAAAATAATGCATTATCTATCTCCTACTACTCTACCCTCAATATCAATATCTGGGTATTTTAATTCAAATATACTTGGGTCCAATGAAGGATAAACAATTCCATCTCTCGTAGCTGCATCCATATCATATATGTTTCCACTATATCCTTCAGACACTTTGTGTTTGTTTTCAATCACTACAATATTCTTATTAGGATTATTGTCTTGTGGTGGAACTACTGAGATTACCCCCTCAACCAACGAGATAACATAAGCAATATCATTCAACACAATCGGTTGATTGATTTGCCATTTTTTAATTTCAAAATGTTTCTTGACTGCTTGTATCGCTCTAAACAATACTTCGTTTTTATTAAATCCTCTACGAACCAATATACCAAATCTTACTCCAACATTTGTAACATAAGCATCTTTAATGTTGATAGCGTCTGTTAATATTCTGTATTGTGAAAGATATGTTTTAACATTTTGTTTTACTGCTTCGTTCAATTGAGTTAACTTTCTATCTGAAGTGTATCCCAACATATATAAATTTAATGCTAAAGGATTTGGTATAGTATCAATATTACCAATTCGTTTTACCACTCCGTCAATAACTTCTAATTGTCCGTTCTGTTCTAATTGTTCATCTTGAACAATAAATGCTTTTGCTACATTACCATACTTTTGTGGTAAAGAGTAAACACGAGTTACATAGTCTTCTTTTGTTACTGCACGATTTTGTGCATTAAAGTAAGCACTTGCATTTAGTTTTATATCTTCTAATGTTTCTTGACTTGCTCCACCTGTTGCTCTTTCCAAATTAGTAACTTGAATACTTTCTTGAACACCTCTCAATACTGATGAATCAATACCAGATGTGGAATTAGTAAAACTTAAACTATTCAACATAGTTATAGAATTTACTGGAACATTATGTTCTACTGCTCCACCATAACGATAAGTTACGGTTAGTGTTGTATTTGCAGGTGACAATCCAAATGTTTGTGTTTTTAAGAAATTACTTGGGTCAAAACTTTCGTCTAACCTTGAAACACCACCACCTAATGCTGAACCAACATTATCTGGATTTGGTATTATTTCTTCATCTGCATTATCACTAATACCTGAACCAAATCTTATTTCAGTTTTGTTTTTATCATTTACTCTTGTGTTAAATCTTCTTGATGTTTTAATAAGTTTTAACAAGTAAGGTGATTCATTTTGATATTGTGATAAACTTGGGTCATTTAAAGTTGTATTTTCTTGTGTTTCAAAAACTGTATCCTGTGCTAAGAAAGGAACCTCATACCAACTACCTCCGTCTGAATCAGTAACGGAAACCACTTCTGTAATTTTTTCTTTATCTAAAGTTATCTTGTCAAACTTTGTTGCTGTTCCAAATGTAAATTGTTCAGTAGTGGTGATACCTGATTTAGCAAGACCTGTTTTGAACAATCTAAAACTTGTAGGAACATCTCCGGATGCCGGTGTTAATGGTATTGATTCTAAATCATCTAATGAACTTGATACTTTAAAGTTAACATCATCTAATAATGAAAACTCAATACCAGTTGTTGACTTTAAAATTGTTCCTGAGTTAATTATAGAAGCGTATCTCATATCTGGTGATGATGTAAAGCTTGCACCAGCTCCACTACCACTCGCTGGAACATCCATAGCAAATGTTAATTTTACTGATGAAGGTGCTGCAAGTTTTGGTCGGTATCCATAAGATTGTGCAATCTCATAAATATTTTTTCTTTCTTCTGCTTGATTTAAAAGTGTTTCTCTAAATTGGTTATCAACATAGTAGTTCAATACATCTCCGACATAAGATGCCATTTCAACAAACATCATACCTGGTGATGCTTCATTAAAATCATTGTATTGGTTTGGGAAATATGATTTCGCAAACTCTATTAAGTTTTGTCTTATATCACGGAAGTCTCTACCAAGATAACTTACTTCTTTCTTTACTACTTTTTTGTTTGTTCCGTAATCTATATCTCTTGGATTTGGTGTTGGCATTAGTTGTCTCCAATATTAAAATTAAATGTTAAGGTTTCAAATACATCTGGGTTAAGTGTAATGGAAAACTCTAATGATATATTTATTATATTGTCATCTGGTTTTGCATCCGTTACAATCTCATTAATGATAACATAAGGTAGTTGTCTTGAAATAGCTTCTCTTATTGTACTATCTATTGCTTCTACCGATATTACTCCAATGTTTTCAAAAATTTGTTGTTTAAGATTAGAACCAAAGTCCGGTTGCATAACTCTTTCACCTGGACTTGTCAATAGTAGATTTCTTATATTAGATTTTGCTTGTTCTAATACCGTAGAAGTTGAGTGGAAAAATCCATCTACACTTCTTCCTAATGGAAATCTAATTCCTACTTTAGTATCTTCATTATTATTTATTTCTCTTACACTTGCCATTATGGTCTGTAATTACCTTCGCCTGATTTTTTCTTATTAATTGCTTTCATCAATCCAGAATAATCACGAGTTAATGCGTTTTGAACATCTTCTGGAACTGCGTCTACTGAAACCCCAGCTTTCTTAATAGTTTGAACTGCTCCCATTTCTCGTGCCTTTTCTTTATTCTGTCCACGACCTAAATTTCCATATCCTAAAACTTCTGCCATATTATCACTACCTAATACTCCTCCACCCAATGTTGGATAGTCATCTGTTTGTGATGAACCCAATGGTTTTGTATTGTTCAATACTTCATTTAAAACTGGGTTTTTTGAATATTGTTTATTAGGTTTATTGACAACCTTTTTAGGTTTAGGTTTAGAAATCGTTTCTGCTAATTTGATTTCTTTTTCTTCATTAATAAATATCTCACTCAGTTGTTTTTTGACTTCTTTACGAACAACTAATTCAATTATATTTCTTAACTTATTTTTATTCATTATTACTCCTAACTTGTTACTGATTTAATTTTTTCTGCTTCATCTTGTACTTCTACCATAGCTTCCAATAAGTCCATACCACCTGAAAATGCCTGAACTTCAATATCAATTTCAGATATTCTTTGGTCAAATCCATCTGCTGAACCTCTTGCTACATAGCTATTTAATTTTTCGGAAGACTCATCTCTTCGTTTAACCAATGATTGATATCCTGGGTCATCCGGAAATGATTGTTGAACTTCTTCTTCCAGTTTAGTATAAGTATCTAATCTTTGCTTTAATCCTCTACCACCTGTAAACTTACTTATAGTTTGTCCTGTTTTTTCTAAGTTTTCTATTTTGTTTCTAAGGTCTTGTGCCTCTTTCAATCCTAAATCTTCTACTACTCCATCTACTAAATCTTCTTTTAAACTATTAACGACATTTGCTACATCTAATAATTCACCAGATTTTATTGCTTCTAATGCTTTTACCTTTTCGTCAATTTGGTCTTTAACATTATCTATGTTTCCTTTTAATTGTTTTAGTGAAGCAAATCCACCTATGATAGAACCAAATCCAGGAATAGGTTTAAACGCTTCTTTTAATTCTTTCATCGTGTAGGTTTTCCATTTAGACTTATCTAACCATTTTAATTTTAACACCAAGTCATTAAATTCTAATAACCTTTTTGCGTTTTTAATTTTGTCTTTAACATTTTTAAACCATACTGGATTAACTTTAAATTTTGGTAATCCTGGAATACCTGCTGGAACTAATGAACCAACTTGAACTTTTATAAAATCTAAATTCCACTCAACTTGTTTTGCGAGAATCGCTCCCATTTCTTGCATATTGTCTGGTGCTAATATTACATCTCCCTTTGTTAGGTCTTTATTTATTTGTAATTTTTTTCCGTCTTTAAAATCTTCAACAACTTCCTTTGCTTTAATTGAAACACTACCCATAGCATTGGAAATCTGAACTCCACCAGTACCACCTTTAATGTGAACACGATTGTTTGCAAATATTGCAACATCATCTTTACTCGCATTAAAAACAATTCTTTCAGCATCAATATAAACTTGTCCATCAGAATAATCTTGTGTAACAAACTCAACTCCTTCCGGTTGAATATCTTTCATACTCTTACCAAACTTAACAACTTGTTCTGGATACTGAACACTTTGACTTGTAGTCATTAGTATTTTTGAACTACTTGTACTTGCATTATTTACCCTGAGTTCAATGTTTGGTGAATTGAGAAAAGTTTCATTAACTTTTTCTAATGCACCCTCTCCAAGTTCATCTGTTAAGTCTGCTATTTGATTACTACTAAGTCTTATATAGTTTCCAAATCTACCTTGGATAACTGTATCACCTTCTTTAAGAATTAATTTTGATTTATTAGTATCCCTAAAATATGTTCCCTGAACGTCAGAACTATCAATAGGAGCTTCTCCAACTGAACTAATGTTCTTATGTGAATAATTTAATCTTGATAATTCATCAAGTTTATTTGGAAATGTTTTTACCATAGACATCGGTAAGTAAAATCTCTCACCAAAAAATTCTATACCCATAACAACCTCACCTACTATTGGAAGTTGCATAATGTTTGAACCAAGTGGTCTAAATGTTTTAGAAGCTATTTCTGATAATGAAACATTTCTATCACTATAAACATATCTACCAATTATTTTATCATATTGAATATTTTGTTTTGTAGCAACCTCAGTATCAGTAATAACATCAACAACCTCAATTGGTTCTATTTGATGCCATTGTCTTTCTTGTAGTATTTGTTTTACTTTAACTCGTAGGTCGTCCGTAGATACTACTCGGTTATCTAATGTAGTAGACTCGGTATTTTTACCGACCTCTTTATAAAATGCCATTTAACTTTCCTTACTGATGGAACTTTCTATTTCGTCTTTTTTGATTTGTAACTCCTGAACATCTGTTTCTATTGCACTCATCAGTTGCTCTTTTTCTGCTTCTGACAAACCGAACTCACTATCATCGGCTGATGCTCTTTTTTCTGCTGCTGTAATTCTTTGAACGATTGTTGCTAACTTGACAAGTTGTTCATCGTTCTTAACATTGATTTCTAAATACTCTTTTAGCATAGGGATAATCTGAACGGCCGTATCTCCGTCCTTAATAAATC